TCCCTGCGCGCCGGCTTCGGCCCGCGCAAGGCAATTACCCGCGCAGTGCGCACCTATTTCAACGGCTTCTAGCCCGAAAGGAATCACCCAATGAATCAAGTAGTCGCCAGCCCGGCCAAGAGCCTGAGCACGTTCCTGGACAAGTACAAAGGTCAGATCGCCAACGCGCTGCCGAAGCACATCAGCCCCGATCGCATGGTGCGCCTGACTATGACCGCGTTCAGCCAGAACGCGGCCCTTCAAAAGTGCGACCTGCACAGCATCTTCGGTTCGGTTGTCGTCGCCTCGCAGCTGGGCCTGGAGATCGGTGTCGGTGGCCAAGGCTACTTGGTGCCGTACGGCGGGAAGGCGACTTTCGTCCCGGGCTGGCAAGGCCTGGTCGACCTGGTGTCGCGCGCCGGCCGCGCCACGGTCTGGACAGGGGCCGTCTACACCGGCGACGAGTTCGATTGGGCGCTGGGTGATGCCCCGTTTATCCGTCACCGCCCGGGCGCCGGCGGCGATAGCTGGAAAGACATTTCACACGTCTATGCCGTCGGCCGCGTCAATGGCAGCCAGTACCCGGTGCTCGAAGTCTGGTCGATGGACAAGGTCGTCAAGCACCTGAACAAGTTCAACAAGGTCGGCGCGCGCCACTACGCGCTGGAAAAGAATGGCCAAAACATGGAGATGTATGCCCGCAAGGTAGTGCTGCTGCAGGTGCTCAAGTACATGCCGAAGTCAATCGAGGTGCAGCGCGCCATGGACGTGGCCACCGCCGTCGACGCCAACAAGCCGTTCACGATCGATGGCGACATGGTGGTCATCGATGAGCGTGACGATGACCAAGGCAATACCGGCGCCGGCAGCGACAGCGGTCCCGGCGCCACCAACACGACCACCGGCACCGGACGCACCGGCGGCGCCGACAAGCCGGTGTGCACGCCCCAAGAATTCCAGGCCAAGACAGAAGAATGGCGCGGTCTGGTCAAGTCCGGCAGGAAGACTGCGCCGCAGCTGGTCGCCATGATCCAGACGCGCCAGACCCTCACTGAAGACCAGAAGCTCACGATCGACAGCTGGGCCCACGAAGAAGACTGAACCCGCGGCGTCCCCGCGTAAGCGGGGATCACCCATCACCACCACACGGAGAAGAAGATGCAAATTCATGACCTCGACCAGGGTAGCGCCGACTGGAACCTGTTCCGCCTGGAGCGCTTCGGCGCCAGTGAAGCGGCCGCGATGCTGGGTATCTCGACGCGCGTGAAGCGCACCGAGCTGCTGCACATGAAGCACACCGGCACGCCGAAGGAATTCAGCGAATGGGTGCAGGCCAACATCCTGGACTACGGCCACCACGTAGAAGCGCTGGCGCGCCCGCTAGTCGAAGACCTGATCGGTACCGAGCTGTATCCAGTCACCTGTTCCCTCGGGCGCATCTCGGCATCGTGCGACGGCCTGACCATGGCCGGCGACGTCGCCTTCGAGCACAAGCAATGGAACACGGAGCTGGCCGACGCTGTCGCCGCCGGCGAGCTGCCCGACGAATACATGCCGCAGTGCCAGCAGATCACGATGGTCACCGGCGCGCAGAAGGTGGTGTTCGTCTGCTCCGACGGTACGCTCGACAACTTCGTGCACCTCGACGTGCTGCCGGATCCCGCCTGGCAGGAGCGCATCCGCGCTGGCTGGGCGCAGTTCGAGAAGGACCTGAACGACTACGTGCCGGCGAACTACGCCCCGAAGCCGGAAGCCGATCCGATCATGGCGCTGCCGGCGCTGCGCATCGAGATCCGCGGGGAGGTGGCCGCTACCAACCTGCCGACCTTCAAGGCGAAGGCCGAGCGCTTTATCGCCAGTATCAAGACCGACCTGCTTACCGACGAGGATTTCGCCAACGCGGAAGCAACGGTGAAGTTCTGCGAACAGGCCGAGAACGATCTTGACCAGGCCAAGCGCGCTGCGCTCGAGCAGACGGCCGACATCGCTGACCTGATGCGCACCATCGAGAACATCAGCGAGCAGCTGCGCGCCAAGCGCCTGACGCTGCAGCGCACAGTGAAAGACAAGAAAGAGCTGATCAAGGCCAGCATCCTGGCCAAAGCGAAGCAGGCCTTCGCCGACCACGTTGCCGCGCTCGAGCACGAGATCGCGCCGCTGCGTCTGGTGTTTCAGACCTGCGACTTCGCCGGCGCCATGAAGAACAAGCGCACCCTGGCGACGCTGCAGGATGCCGTCGACACCGAGCTGGCCAACGGCAAGATCGCCATCGACGCGATCGCCGCCGGCGTGCGAGCGCGCCTGACCTGGTACCGCGAGCACGCAGCCGGCCACGAGTTCCTGTTTGCCGACCTGCAGTCCGTGATCCAGAAGCCGGACGAGGATTTCCGCCTGGCGGTCGACACGCGCATCGAAAACCACAAACGCCAGGAAGCCGAGAAGGACGAGCGTTTGCGCCAGGAGCAAGAGGAAGCGCGCCGGCGTGAGCTGGCTGCCATTCAGGCCCGGGAAGAAGCTGCTGCGCGCGCGCAGGAAGAAGAAAATGCCCGAGCAGCAGCAGTGGTCAGCGCTGCGTCGGCGCCGGTCGTCCAAGACGATGTCGTCGACGCCGACTTCCAGGAAGTGGCCGCGGCCATGCCGATCGCCAGTACAGGCCCGGCACCGACCGTCATCCCGCTGCTGCCCAGCCTGCGCCTTGGCCAGATCAACGAGCGCCTGGCGCCGATCTCGGTCACGGCCGAGGGCCTCGCGCGCCTTGGGTTTGCTGCCGCCGGACGCGATCGCGCCGCGGTGATGTACCACGAGACCGACTTCCCGGCCATCTGCACCGCACTGCTCAACCACATCACCAACGTGCGCAGCGCCCGCGCTGCAGCGTAACCAGCACCACCACAACCACCACAGGAGAAAAGCATGTCCACAACTGAAATCAGCATCACCATGACCCCCGTCGAATCGTCACAGCTCGCCGCGATCGGCCACGATCCGATCAACAGCACGCTCGCGATCCAGTTCAAGCGCGGCGAGGGTGTCGGCAACACGTACTACTACCAGAACGTAGACGCTGAACAGTTCCAGCAATTCAAGGACGCGGAATCGGCCGGCTCGCACTTTTACAAGAGCATCAAGCCGTTCGCAGAGAAGTTTCCGTACAAAAAAATCGACTGACCATGAGAGCGCAGCGCCTCTCCACCTGGTTGGCCCTGCGATGCCGGGAACCGTTATTTCAACGGTTCCTGCGCGTGCCGGACGAACAGACAGCGGCGCACTCGGTGCGCGCGATCTGCGAAGTGAAGTCGCGCGGCGAGATCGATCAGAACCCGACCGCTGCGCAGCGGTTCCACGATTTCATCCGCAAGCCGTACGTGCTGTTTGCCAACGACCCGAATAACCACCCCCAGGAGAACTGACCGATGTTCGAACTCAACCAGGCCACCGTCAAGCTGGCAAACATCAACCCGCGTGCCGAGATGCATGGCGACGATCCGAAACCGGCATTCGACCTCAAGATCGAGGCGACGTGCTCGAGCAGCGCGCTGGCGCACTTCCATCCGGAGCTGCGCCAGCACCTGTTCATGAAGGACCAGAACCCTGACCTTATTGATCAGGTCACCGAAGGCGATGGCCTGACCGTGCTGCGGTACCCGAAGATGGGCGCCATCAAGTGGGATTGGGAAGGCGCCGGCTACACCGCCACGGTCGACTATGGCATGGGCGGCTCGAGCAACCTCGACCTGAACGACTGCAAGGTCGACCACTTCAAAATCGAAGCGCAGAACGGCGGCTCGGTGGTGATCACGTTCCGGATCATCGCGCACCCGGAGAGCGAAGACGTCGGCAAGCTGTGCGAATTCATGCAGCGCGAAATCATTCTGGACCTGTTGCCGCCGGCGCCGCAGACCCTGGGTGAGCTGTTCGGCGAGGCGGCCTGATCATGGCGCCGGCTTGGACCGATACAGCGGCCGCGCTGCCCGACGCTGACACCCTGGTGCTGCTCGCGCTGAACGACGACGACGTGTGGCCAGGCTACCTCGATGGCGACACTTGGCGCTACGTCGACGCGATGCCGATCACCAGAGAGCGTGTAACGCACTGGATGCACATGCCGGCGCCGCCAGCGCCAAAGCGCATCGACCAGGTGCTGCTATGAGCCAGCAGATGGGGCTGTTCGATGTACCGGCGAAATTAGTGGCGCCGCCGGTCAACCTGCCATCCGTGAAGACTGGCGGTCGCCCGGAAATCGCCTATCGCCATCCTGGTCAGCTGGGCATGGCCTGGACTGGCCGGGGCAAGCCACCGCGCTGGGTCACTGAGTGGATCGAAAGCGGAAAGTCGCTCGAGGAGATTCGGGTACCGGGGGCACGGATATGACGGCATCAAAGGGGAAGAACTTACCGAAAGCCGACTGGACAGAGGAGCGTC